ATCCTCAACGCCAATTAAATCATTAAGCATTAGTTGCCCAGGTGTTAGACGATCAGCAAAGATTAATTCCATAGGTTTCATTGTAGCATTCATTTTTTTATTCCTCATCTACTGGGTCAATAAACCACGATAGGTGGTGTCCTTCAATAATAGCATGAGCAGGTGCGCCTGCGCTACCTCTCCAAGTTATGCCTTCAGGTAACAAGATCATGCGATCATAGTCCTCGTCATATGCTGCGTCAATAGCATCTATACAAGGTTGTACCATAGATAGCGGTACTGGTGGATAATGATTACCCTGTAAGTGATACGCTAATTGCGTTTCTAAGTCTAAGGTTGTGTCTGCTAATCCAATTGCTGTTACTGATCCCATTATTTATACCTCTACGCCTTCGTTGTTGTAAATAGTTAATTGCTTTATGTCTGCTACATAAACATTATCTTTATCTATTCCGTATTTTAATTGGAATTGGAATACATCTATGGCTTCATCATATGACTCTGCTTCTACATTTATGAAAGTGTTAAACTCAAATATTTCCATTATTTTACTCCTACTGTTCCGTTGCGGTGAAAGGTCTTAGTGAACATCTTACCTGTTGGGTCTGACAAGTTATAGGTAGCGTATTCCTTAGCAGTGCCATGATCTACGCATAGATTCCAAGCGTTTACAATTTCTAATAGGTCTGCTACCTTTAAGGTATTGACCAATTCTCCGTCATACGAAGTGGTGAGTGAGTAGTTATATTCCATTAGTTTCCTTCTTTCGTAGTTGATATTTCTGATACTACCATGTCGTACTGACAATCGCAGGGTTCTGAGTAATCAAATGAGCAGAAATAGCAACCCATCATTTCATCGCATACACGGCACTGATACTTAAACTGTACTTCATCGCAACAATAATGAGATATATCCCAAATTAAGTAGTGATCTGTCTTATCTATAACTGAAGCCATAGGGGGCAACCTTCTTTCTTTTTCTTTATACTGTAAGCCTACCATGGGTCACTGACATTTTTCTACGACACGCCGTAAACTGGGAAAATATTTCGGTGTGTTTAATCTCACATCGTAAATCACCCTGTGTATAATCTGTGGATAAACCCGGGCCCACTTTCACTGGGTTATAAATAAAATTATAAGAAAAATAAAAACATATAACCAATGGTTCATTTTATTATTTCTTAGTGGCAGAAAAAATAATATCACTCTTAGAATAAACGCAAAGTGAACATGACACGCATGCAGATCCTGCAGCGCTGATCAATGGAATTTGTTTATTATTCTCAGGACATTTAGCAGCAGGCTTACCAATCATTTCTTTAAGATCTGCTTGACCTATAGCAAAATTCTTAGCAAGGTATGCCATACGGACCCCGCTATTAATTTTTAGATCAACAGCAGTTTTAACATTCTCACTATCAGCAGAAAAATACAGTGATAGGTTATCAATATCTTTTAGAATGAGAGCAGCAGATTTAACACGAGTGTAAACCCAGAATTGTACATCCGCATTAAGTTTAATTACATCGGACCATGCCGTAGTGTAAGTATCATTAAAGAAGTCACCGTCCCAGTGGATACGAAATAACATAGGCGCATTCTTTTTTACGCAATCAGCCTTAAAATCAGCAATCATTTCACTGATCAAATTAAGCATAGTTAAGTAATCAGCATTACGCAATAGTTCCCAATTGTGTAGCAGGTTAACTTTTACAGAAGGAAATACCTTTTCTAGTTTTCCCGCATAACAGACACTCTCGCAAACAGACGTTGCGCCAGGACAAGAATAAGCCTTTCCAGCGGGTAGGCCGAACGTGTTCGCAATTGCGGCTTGCTTTCCATTTTTTGTGACAAGGTTAGCGACCTTTCTATCGTTAGAACGTTTTAGTTTAGTAGTCAAGAGAGAGGCTCATTTCTAATACACGATCTTCATGGGTAATAGAATCTGCTAATTCATTTAGCCAGCAGTGATCACACATAGGCATATGCTGATCAACAGCATTTTCATTACACTTAGGACAGGTAGTAGAATAGAATTCATCAAAGAATTCATCGTTTTCAAATGTCATGGGGGCACGACCTTTCTTAGTTGTTGTTATCTTTTAATTCTAGCATAGCAGACTGACATTTTCTACCCTTGCGAGTATAAGTCTTTTTAGAAGGTACAGCAGAGGCAGCATTAGAACGGCGAAGTTCCATAAGTCTGCGTAATTCCTCTGGAGTTTTTTTCATATAACTATCTTAGCACAATTGGGGAAAAATATCAAATAGACGTAAAGTGTTAAATATCACATGTGATAAATATCACTGCGCCCCGGGCCGTGCTAGCAGTTTTAAATCTTGCTAAGGATTTTTATTTTACTTTTTTATTCTTTCACTTCGCAAAGCAACTTGTAGTCTGCGAATTTCTTTTTCTAATTGGATATTGCGTTGCCAAAAAGCAATCATCATTGTAAGCGATCCAGCTAAAGCAATTACAATTGCAATTAGTGTTCCGTTATCTAAAATCATTTAGACATCTCCAATTCTTTATAGCAAGCAATAGCAAATCTGTTTGCGTCAAATCTTTCGTTATCAGTTTCGAACATTAAAGAAAATTCATCTACCAAATCAGCAAATAAAATTTCTCCTTGCTCATCAAAAACAGATGTAGCAAAATAATTGCTAAGAATTTGAGCAGTAGCAACATAGTCTTTACGGGTCATCATTAGTTAGCCACCTTTAGAATAGCATAAGTGCCGTGTTCATTTACTTTATCAAGTGCTGGCTCTAAGGCAGGCACTATAAATTTATGTAGCACTGATTCTAAAAGTTGAATTTGATCTAATTCGCTAAGTGCTAAGAATTGTTGTGCTACTGGATGAGTTTCATCAAACTCGGTTACGAACTTTAGTGAGTGTTCTATTGATATTGTCATTTTATTTCCTATTCGTTAGTTGGATTCGGGTGTATTAAATAATTGTATATCTTGGCACTGACAAGGCTCGACATGGTAGTCCTCGCCCATACCAAAAAAGATTAAGCCAGTTGAGTAGCAGTCCTCGCAGGGGATTGTTAAAACTGAGTTTATCATTATCCACCTACCTTAACGGCAACAGTTGCCCAAAAGTTTTTAATTCCACGAGTTGAGCGAACTTCGATTGCGTATGCCTCAAACTCTGATCCGTACCAGACATCTGGGCGTGGTGTTGCGTATTGGATAACGCCTTCATCATGGCGATTGTGTGAGCGATAAGTCTTGCCGATTAGCAAGTCCTCGATTGAGTATGGTTTTACTGACATTAGTTGTCACCTTTCTTTATTTCTTTAATTGTAGCGGATAGGACTGACAAAGCCTGAGCCTTGCTTGCGTTGCGTTGCGCCTGTATTAGCGCCTTATATTCCTCTAGTGTCATTTTTGACCTTTCGTTTAATTGCTTACTATGTAAGTCTATACTATTAGACTGACAAAATCAAATTAGAAATGCTAACAATTCGGACATTTATTAAATTATTTTTGTGATCATTCTCACATTGGGAAAAATTATGTAACAATTTAATAACGATCTTAACTATTACGGCGTGTCGATTTGACTTTTGCGCCCCGGGCCCTATTCTTTAGAAAGTAAATATAAAAAACGAAAAGCAAAAAATAAAGTTAAGAAAAATAAAGCTCTGCCGTCAGTGAAAAAAGTTAAGTCCATTTTTCATTCTCCAATTCCGTTAAGTATTTTTTCTAATTCTAAAAGTTGATCATTAGTTAAATGATCTAATTGTATTGCGTTAGCAAATCCAAATAAATCTATTTCCATTATTCCACCTCTTCATTTTCTCTAATAGCGTCCTCAAAATCTAATAGCGATTGGTGATAAGCAACAGGGTCGCACTCTCGCAAAATCTGTGAGGCAGAAAAAGATAAGTTACCAATTTCAAAAGGCTTATACGATTCGTCTAGCATGTCATCAAACCATGATTTAATTTCAAAAGCGACATCAAAATCTAACATTATTTATCTCCTCTAATAGTTCCGTTAATTGACAATATGTCACACTCTACTTTTAGAGATGTGTTTTTATTAAGGCGTGAAGGTAGCGCAGAAAGAAAATCTAGTACCTGTTGCTTAGAATAGAAAGGCATTTTCTTAGTGTTGCCGTTATATGAGGTTAGTGTAAGTGTTATCATTATTTTTTCTCCATTACTTTAATTATGACATCTAAATCTTTTTCGGTAAGCAATACGCTTGCGCTACCCCATAGGGCTGCGTGTGCGAGTACGCCATGAGCCTCTTTTGCTAAGGCATAAGCCAAATCTCTTTTATCGTGGATACTCATTATTTACACTCCTGACATGTGAACTTAGTGAACTTTTTATCTTTAGCAAATACCTCTAAGTAATTATCATTACAATTAGAGCATGCGATTAGTGCGGTAGTAGCACGGCGGTATAGGTGAGGCTCTAGTACGGATAACAGGGCGTTATCTATAACCTCTTGAGTTTTTAGTATAGTCATTTTTGACCACCTTTCGTTTTCGTTATATAGCAAGTTTAGCATTAGGGTCTGACATTTCTGCCCATATCGGCAGGGTATCCAATGTGATACTCATCACTCCCAACTCCGATTCGTGGCATACACGATACGATTGCTGGGGGTATATTCGATCTCCTCTAGATTAGTTTCTAGGATTGTACCCTTTAGGGCTAAGAGGTCTAGGTACTCATTAGCCTGTATCTCAGAATTAAAGATAACCCCTAAGCAGGTACTAAACTCTTTCATGAGAGGATAAGCAGGGTTAGGGTTATATTCCATGCGATAGGATAATTTATATCCTTTTTCTTTTAATGTAGTCATTTTGACCACCTTTCTTGTTATTTTCTTACTCTGTAAGTCTAACAGAGGGGTCTGACATTTTCAGGGGTACAATCAGAACAATTCGGACATTGTGACATAGAACACATGTGAGGAATATCACAAGAACGGGGGAAATTATAACAATTACGTAACAATTTTATTTTTATCGGTGTGTCGACTTGACAAGGGCCCGGGATCTTTTTTGCCAATGAAAGATGTCCGATTTATTAGCATTTGTCGTGTGAGGTTTATCACATAAATTTATTACACGATTACGGCGTGTCGTGTTGATTATGTCAGTGCCCCCTGCTATACTTGCCATATAACAACAACGAAAGGACATAAAAATGTCACTTACCCTATATCCCGTTAATCAGTACTATTTAACTGATAACACCCAATTTATCCATTGTGGCGAGATCCAATTCCGTCACTATTGCGATAAGCACTTTGAGGCTCAAGGTTGCTACTTCTGCGAGTTTGACTACGCTCAGCCTTGCGAGTGTGACGAGTAACACATCGGACACGCCCCCAAAAGGGGTCAAAATGTCAGTACCCCCTGCTATACTTCCATTATACAAACTAACAAAGGACAGAAAATGAACCCATTTACAGCACTTATTGACTGGATTGACGAAAGCGCAGACTTCATGGCACCAGTAGGAGCCTTCATTGGCGTAGGTATCGCTATCGCACTATGCTTTATTAACGGGGGTAACTAAATGAATAAGTATGAACTAAGAGAAAAAGCCGTTACTTTGGCTAAAGAAAATTACGGTACAGATAAATACGCTGTACTATGGGGAGCAGCACAAACGTTCCTCACAGAAAAAGATCTACAAATTATTATTAGTGTATTGGAGAAAAAATAAATGATAAACGCAACATTGACCAGTGTCACAGGTGGCACAAAAGTTATGAATTTTATTAGCAAAGAACATCTGATTGAATTTATTGATAAGTACGCAGAAATTCTACCAATTGGCAAGGCTGTAAATATAGACGCACCTCTCGCAGGTATTCACAGCGGTTGGATTCATGGCAAGGCTAAAGAAATTTAAAACGTGCTCACTATTTTTTAGTGTTTAGGTTTTTTTAAATCTGTATCATACACAACTACAAAATATTCAGATTTTAGCTAATTTGGTTTTTCAAAATTTTATTCAGAATTGTGCTACAATAAATCTATGAACAAAGACCACTATACTCCTTTAGACATTGCAAATGATGAACTTGATGCAGCTAATGATTTAATAGACGCAGAAAACCTTGCTAAAGAAAAATTAAATGGCAATCCTAAATAACCTTGAATACTGCTGGGATAAACCAGAACCACAATACGAAAGTCTGGCTATGAAAATATTTTCAGATTTTTGTTGTAATGGATGTAGCTGTAAATCCGAATCAGACCATAACAAATAAGTTTTTAAGGTGCTTCGTATCTTCCATAATACTTATAAATCTCATATGGAATAACAGTCGAATCAACCCACCAGTCTTCATGGCCTATCTTGGCAACTAAAGAATATCCAAGGTTATTTAAAATCTCTCTTTGAGCATCACGCAGTGAGGCATTCTTGTAATTAATAACATACTCATGTTCGAAAGAAATCACGGTAAATCGATATCTGGATAATGGCAGGGCAATTAAACCATTCAATGGTGTTCCAATAGGAGCAAGAGGTCTTCCACCTTTATCCATAGGAGATTCAATGTCAATTTGGAGATAGTCTATTTGCTTTGGAAAGTTATTTTCTTCAAAATACTTTAGATAATCAAATTTTGTAGCGTCTTGTAGCAAACAAGGGTTTTTTCGAACGGTATTGTAATCTTCAACATTTCTTTCGTCTAGATCAAAACCAACTCCAGTCCAATCATACTCAGTCTCCATTTTATAAGTAGTATTTCCACCTATTGGACCTGCTGATCCCATCTCTACATAGTATCCATTTTTCTTATATTCTAAGATGTCTAAAGCAAAAGTGTCTGAGGCTTGCATCACATTACCTTTTCCTATCATGTATGTGTTAAGCTCTTGCCTGGTCATATTATTTATTTTATCTATACGTGGATCCATCATGTTCCTCTATTTCGCTAAAGAGTTCTTTATTTAAAAGAACTGGACTATCTTTTGATCCTCTTACAAAGCATGTTGAAAAATATCGTGGTAAGTCATCAGTAACAGGCAAATTTTTATGTAATATATTCCCACCATGCATAACCAATGACCTGGCTTTAGGTTTATGAACTATTCCTAACTCAGAATACTCTAGCTCTCCTCCAGCATAATCGTCATTATAATATATACATATCCCGTATCTAATATGATATGGTTCATCGTATAGCCAGTAATCCCTATGTTCCTGGATTGTTGCTCCTTGCCTATACCGTTGAAGTGCAACACCTCCTACATATAACAATGATTCAAATAGGTTATTGACTTGATCTTCTATTTCTCTAAATACTTCTGGTTTCTCACCGTTATACTGTTTGCCATAGAAAAATCCATTTTTATAATCATCATTAACTGATAACCACCATTGCTCTTCATC